GAACTCATAAAGGGCGACATAATAATCTCCGAATAAACTTATTCGGGTTATATCACCTTTCTTCCATTCGATCAACTACGCGATCACCCATGTAAGCATCAACAACCAGCAGGAGAAAAATCGGTAAATCATCTGGGTTTATACCTAACCCGAATAAAAGTTCGCAAACCAAATTGCGCGAATCAGATAAAGAAAACTTTTCTGGCAACTCTTGGAGAAGATCACTAATGATCCTCTCCGTTTTTTCGGGACTCAGACTCACTTCAAACCCTTCGGTCTAAGTTTCGGTCTAACCAAATCATGCGAAGCCTCCTCAGTAACATAACACTTCATCATCATGTCATTGCCGTACAAATCGAGCAAGTGATTATACAAAGGCTCAACTAGGTTATTGTCCATCGCCGCCTGACAATGGCGCTCAGTCTCAAACCAAACGCGGGTTTCCATGTCTTTGTTTTGTAGCTTGTAATCAATAATCAGCACAGTGAAAAACTCAATCATCGCTTCACTCCAAGCCGCTTCATCCAATTTACAAGAACCTGATAGCTCTTTAAGCCGAGCAAATCTGCCGCCTCGTGCAATGTCGGGGCTTTACTCACCGCTCTGCTCACATAATCACGCTTAACCTCATCAACAGCGGTCATAACGTCAAACCCCTTGTCTTCCTCAAAGCGGTCAAGGGGCAAAAACCCCTCAACCTCGTCTTTAATATCCTCCAGATCAGACTGCGTTCGAACCTCGTCCAATCGGTCAAGCAAGTAGCGGAATGTTGGCTTCTCATCCATCACCAACGCTCCCCAAATACCTTGCGAAACACCTCGTCAAGCATCTTGTCCATGTCTTTCTCACTCATCTTCATCCTCCACTTCATCAACGTAAAAATTAATTTTTAGGATGCCCTCTTCAATTTCGGTCACATCCCACTCACAAGAAATGCTCTTTTCAAGAACAGCAAAGATTTCAGAATTATTCATCTTCATCCTCCCGTTCAATCTCTCCATAGCCCGAACAAGTCTCGCAATCCTCCATTCGGGTATCCAAATAACCTACATCGCGGTTGAAGTTATGCGGTACAGCATACTCAACCTCAACACGCCCATCGCCCTCGCAATCGGGGCAAGAAGTCATTGCACTCTCCCGCAAATCCTCCATCCAACTTTTAACTTTTCCCATCGGAAACTCCTTATTTTACTAGATAATCCTACATAACAAATCTTATGTTCGGGGTCAATAACTAAATAAGAAAAATTATGTTCGGGTTAAAAATCCCCCGCTGTTGCAGTGTGTATCCTAGCCGAGCGGGGGAAAGTCGTAAGGCAAACAACAGGCGAAATGCTGTTTGCCGGTCAAGAATAGCAGACACTTGTTCGCCTTACAAACGCAAAAAAGGGCGGAAGAACCGCCCCTGTTTGTTATTTTAATCCGAGCAATTTCCTTACCCAGTGTTTTTTGACTGCTTCGGGTGGCGCTTCTTTGTTCTTGCCCTTCAGCACAACAATCCTATTCGCAACGCTTGGCATCGTTCGCCCTAAAATCTCAGCAATCGTGCGAACCTTCGAGCCTTTCGACAGCATGTCAAGCAATGCGCTGTCGTCTTTCTCCGTCCACTTCTTATACGTTCTTTTTTTACTCATACTCTCTCTCCTAATTTTTAAATGTTACCACCACTCTACAACAACCCCAGTGATCCAAAGGCTAACCAAAGCAACGCAAGCAACAGCAATGAAAACATCTTGCTTATCAATGCTCTTTAAATCGCGCTCCATATCCTCAAGCATCGCAATCAATAAATCTTTCTTATCCATCATGCCGCTTCTAGCTCCTCTACATTCACACGATCAACTCGCTCAATGATAATGTCATAGTCAGCGATATAGTCGCCCTTCGGGTCGGGATATGCATCGGCGTCCTCAATCAGTGACGTTTGAACAAGCCCATTTTCATTGACTTCATAATCCCCGAACTGGTCGCGGACCTCTGCAAGCGCAGTCTGTAATGTCGGGAACTCTCCGATACGATAGCCGCCTTTATTGCAAACATGTTCGCCTTGTCCAAACTCATCAGCCCAACTGTGAACAGTAATCATTAAAACTCTCGCTGTGTAACTCATGCCGCTACCTCTTCAGCTTCAGCCAACGCAACGCGCAAACAATAATCATCAAGGCCAAAATCTTTGTAGCCGTCCTCAATCATTTTGTAATACCCGCCGTTGGGTGGACTTGTTCGGCTTTTGTCGTTCATTTCGTAAACGATCCAGTCCGTGTTGATCTTGCGCCTGTTGTATAAATGCGGATAACCCTCCAACTTATCCAACGCACGCAAGCAATCGTGAGTAATCTCCCACAGCACAACGGGACAAATTGTGTCCATGTCGGGTACAATGTCAGCAACACCGCGGAAAACTAACCGCGTGTCGGGCAGGTAAAACCCGCCCAATGGTTTAGCTTTCGGGCAACGCACCTTCATTGCATCGCGGTTCGTGTTCATTCCATATGCCATATATAACATTATGCGGCCTCTCTTTTATAAATATTTAACTTATCCCACGCAATAACGTAGCCTCTTTCATCAGCTCTATCAGAGTGCCAAGAGAATAAGGTTGGGTAATCCCCAGATTGTAACAACTCTTTAGCGCGTTTAAATCGCGTAGGGTTTTCGTCCTTGCGCTCAGTCGCAACAGTGCCACAACGTGACCAACTGTAATTGATGCAGTCTTTTTGCCATTGCTTGCGTCTATCCTTTAACATTATGCCACCTCCATTTCCTGTTGTAGCAAGTCTTCAACATGCTCCGCCAACTCGCGCCAATTCACTTGGCTCATAGCGTTGTTGACCAAATCAGTCACAAGGCCATTTTCGGGCGTCTCTTCATCCAAGAAACCCTCAACAACATAATCGCGCAACTGATGGTGATTAACCTTCTCAAGCAACTCACCCTCGCGGAACTGCTCAAGGAAATACTCGTTGTAGCTGTCAGAGAACCACAAGTTTACAAGCCACGTTTCGTAGTTTGTCCATCCGTTATATTTAGTCATTTCATATACTCCGTTTTACTAGATGTCCCATTTATACCCACACTATATAGGCAGGTCAAGCAAAAAAGATAAGAAAAATTATGTATTGATTTTAAACGATATTTTACGTCAAAAAAAAGCGCGTCAAAAGTTGACGTAGTTGACGTAATGTTGATTATTAAACAATATCAATGGCTTAAAAGTTTACGTCAACTACGTCAAAAATCTGATTTGACGTAGAAAATGTAATAAAATCAATATGTTATTTTACGTCAACTACGTCACCCCCTATAAGGGGGGGTATATACCCTACCCCCCTTGATGTAATTATTGATGATGCAATTAATGTTTAAGGTATGGGAACTGTTGGGCTTGCATGGGTTGCCCGTTGTCGGTATTGTGAAGGCAAGAGCAAGACAAGGAATGACAATGCCCAAGGTTGGTGAACAAGTTGAGAAGGGTGTGAAGCGTCTTACGCCTCCACAGCAAAAGTTTCTTGATAACTACATTCACAAGGATATGACGCAAACGGGTGCGGCAAGAGCCGCAGGATATAAAAACCCGAACGTATCAGCCGTACAGCTTCTCAATCACCCACGGGTGAAAGAACGCATGGAAGAAATGCGACAAGAGCTAGAAAGCAAATACGGCGTGTCTGTGACCAAATCTGTTCGGGATATGCAAAGGCTCAGAGATGAAGCATGGCAGGCAGGGAACTTCGGGGCCGCAATCAAGGCAGAAGAACTACGCCTGAAGGTGACTGGACTCATGGTAGCTCGTAGCCATGTCACGCATGAAAATGTGGATAACCTCACACGGGATCAGATCGTTGAACAACTGCAAGAGTTTATGGCTCGCGCTAAAGATCGCATGATTGACGTAACACCAACAGAAAATCCCACAGAATCCGAACAAATCCCTATAACAGACTGTAACGGCGAAGCCGTAAAGTAGCGCGTGCGCTCCATGTGGGGTGGCTGGCGGGGTCTAAGACCCCCAAAAAACGCCCCCAGAACGACGAAGCGCACCTGTTCGGGGTTCGGGGTGCCAAACTTGTTCGGGATAACTCACAGCGCAGCCCAGCAGCTTTTAAAAAATCAAAAACGCAGCCAGCGATTCGGGACGCAGCGAGTCTACTCGGACCATAACCCGACAAATTGTTCGGGTTCGGGGTTCATGATTCAGGCTGCGTGAGAGTCACCGGGCTGCAACTTCCGGGCAGCTAAAGATTCGGGATCGGGGCCAGCAGCCGGGGATGACAACCCGATGAATTGTTCGGGTTCGGGTTCCGGGCAATAGCTGCCGGGTGATTCCGCCGGGCCGCAGCCTCCGGGTAGAAATAACTCCGGGTCGCAGCCAGCCCGGAGAGTCACAACCCGAACAATTGTCCGAAAGCTGCCGGGCCGCTGCGTCCTGCTGCGAGTCAGCAGCGCCGAATCTTTTTTTAATTTACCTGTTGACATACTATATAGTGTGGGATAATGTGGGAGTATTCTAGTAAAGAGGAGAAAGACAATGAGATTTGATCCTTTCAAAAAAGCAAACTGTCAATATGGATCGCCAATGGGTCGCATGAACCGCTCATTAGAATTGTGTGGTACACTAGCCGCGCGTCATCAAGGCGGTGGAGATGGGTACGACAAAGGCGGTGCTTACTGGGGATTGCCTAGCAATGTTTGGGCAGTTTGGAATCGAGGCAATGGGCCAGAAACTGTGGTCTATGTAAGAGCCGATAGCCGTGACCACGCGATGAACGTAGCTATCAAAGACATGTGGGGGTAAACAATCGGGCTTGACCCTTCGGGGTTCGGGCTTTCGGGTTCGGGCTTCGGGGTCGGGGTATATATAGATATATATACATAGATATATATACATATACATACATACACATACACACATGCGTTCCTTATAAATATAAAAAAACCGATTTTTGGCGCTGGATTTTTCCAGCGTTTTTTTTGGCGCGGCGCTGGCTTGAAATAATAACCCGAACAATTGTTCCAGATAATCCCATATAATCCCTTGTATTATGGTAAAAAATAGTGCATAAACTAGGTATAGGGCGACAGCTTTGCCCTACAATCTAGAGAAAAGGAAGTAAAAACAATGACTTACACATTTGGAATAGAAATCGAAACAAGCGGCGCAAACATACCAACAATTGAACGCGCGTTTGATCGTGCCGAAATTCGCGGCTGTGATGTAAAACCCGATGGCACGCCGCGAGTGGATGCCGAAATCGTTTTGCCACCATTGGCCGCTTGCGATTTCGCTTTTGACTATATCAAGAAAATTTGCCGCGTTCTTTCAGACGTTGGCGCGAACGTGAATTCGTCATGCGGTTTGCACGTTCATATTGGCAATGCGCCGCTTAACGATAGCACGCACGCGGTTCGCTTTTGTGGCGATAGCATCCATTCACGCGCCACCACTGGCAGATACATAACTGGCGCATATGGCGAGCCAATGGATTTTATCGCGGTTCAAGATATTATGCGCCGCTATACGCGCCAACAAAACGCTGTTAATTCAATGTTTCCACGTTCGCGTACTGACAACCGCTATTGCTCGCCACTTAGCACGCGCCGCATTGAGAACGCTTCTAACATTAGCGAATTGACGTTTGGCAAGTTTACAACAATCAATTTGCAAACATGGGCACGCGGCACAATTGAATTTCGCCAAGCAAGCGGCACCATTGAAGCCGATAAAATTATCAATTGGGTTAAATTCCTTTTGAACCTTGTTGACCATACCAACGCCAACCGCGTCGAAAATGGCAACCGAACAATTGTAACAGATACGCCAGAGCAACCATTCAGACGCGGCGCGCGCGTTGGCGTTCAATATACAATGATGCGTTCAGATGGTGGCGCGACTACACAGGAAATCATGGACGCAACTGGCTGTAGTGAGCAACGCGTTCGCGCCGCGGTTAGCGAGATACGTTCGCGCGTTGGCGATGCCGCTGTTGTCACTAACACACAACAGGCGAATGGCGCGCGATATGGCGATGGCACGCACCACACAAGTTATACCGTTCTATTCAGTTTTGAGACGGAGGGAAGCGGCGCGCAATTGCTTCCAGAAAACCGCCGCGGCGTTGAAAGCATATGGGCGAACGTTGATGATGATTTGTTCGAATGGTGGCAGAATAGAATAGCCGCGCTAGGATAAGCCTAGCGTACCACTTCACAGCCGCAAAGAAGCCCGCCTAGCGCGGGCTTTTTACTTTTCCAAGGTACCCTAGCCAACCCGAACAATTGTTCTTAAATCGGGGTATATGGGGCCTATGCACCCCCCCTTTTTTACAACTCGGTCAGGCTGAGACTTACACACTGTTCCCCACCTACAATCACCTCAAAAAACCTTTTTACCCTCTATGGGTCCCATAGACCCCCAAAAAAATTTTTTTCAAAAAATTCCATTGACCGCTCCCTTATCTTCCCATAACGTACCAAGCAGAATGGAAAAGCCTGAATTTATATCTGACGAAGTTTACGCGAGTGATTTTACTCGTGGTTCTCTGGACAAGCTGTTCAGTGTTTCTGCTATGAAGGTTACAAGTTTTATTTCTAAGTGTGAGCTTTTAGGTTCTCCAATTCCTTATCGCTCTCCTAAAAGGCATGAGGGTTTTAGCGTACACACGAGTAAAGTTTACAGTTGCTCTGAAGTTATTTCGCGTGCTTTATCTGATGGCTTTGAAATTTTGCCTACGCAAAGACAGGAGTTGCTTCGCACTGAGGAGCAATTGCGAGGTAATATTGATTTATTGCGTTCTGAATTATCTAGGCTTGAGCATCTTCGTGAAGATTTGGGCCGCGTTTTGGAGTTCAACAAGATTGCGTTTAACTTTGGTTTAAAAAATTTATACAGTGAGCGAGAGATTGTAAACTCTAGTAAGTTGTATAGTGACCTTGAAAGTGCATGTGGCGTTTATTTTTTGATTGATCGCAGTAAGGTTGTTTATGTAGGGCAATCTGTAAATGTTTTTTCTCGAATGCGAGAACATTCCAAGTCTAAACAGTTTAGTTCTTATGCGTATATTAGTTGTTCTAGGGAGGATTTGGACGTTTTGGAGAGTTTATATATACATGTTTTGCGTCCACCTTTGCAGGGGAAGAGTCCTCAGGGTGATAGTTTGTCTGCTCCTATTAGTTTGTTGCGTTTATTGAAAATGGGGAGGCGTGATGCCTAAATACAGATTAAATTACGGCGAGAGTTTTGAGTTTTACGCTCAGGGTGCGGGTGAGGTTGTTCCTGTGATGCAGGGTCGTCATCGTTTTGGTGGTGATACTGAGCGTTCATTTATGCGGCGTTCTGCTA